GTCTCCTAAAAAGTAACGGGAGCCCAGCAGCTCCCGGTTCAAAGTTTACTGGAAGTCAAGCGTGAAGTCGTCATTGATAACCATCAGCTCGATGTCGTCCACCTGGATTCCGTTTCGGTCACCTTCCTGGATATTGGTGATCTGACAGTCGTTAATGGCTAGAGCCATGTTGTCCGAGCCCTGGGCAATGCTGTAGTTCAGGGCTTTGTTGACCGAGCTATACCAGTCAGTATAAGCATCGTTCGTGGCCACAAGTGTTGCCTCTGGGTTGAGGGTGCAGGTCGACTTGCGATCAGTCACCACTGAGTAGTCCAAGCCTGAGTCATCAGCCTGACACTCTCGGCCAACAACTGTGTTACCCATAGCAAACGTCAAGCTTTCAACACAGGGAGTCCAAGACCCAAGGGTCAATCCACCAGTTGCTCTGAACGGGATAACATCCGGGTAGGTCGGTGCAAGGATAGCGACATCGGTTGGGGTATCCCAGATGCCCGTGAAAGTGAACTCGAGTTCGATCAGCTTGCCGGTCGCACAAGTCATAGTGAAGTCACCAGCACAGCCTCGAAGTTGTTTATAGACTCCGTTCTCGTAGACCCCGATCGTCAGTGTCTTGACGTTGCTGCCCGGGGCTTCAGCAGTTGGCTGACCACCGACCAGTCCACATGCTGGCAAGAAAGTGTTGACCCAAGCTCCTTCACCGCCCAAGCCGTTTCCATAGGGATTCAGTTTGAAACTGACCGTCCCTGCATGTCCTTCGACTGTCGACAGCATATAGTTGAACCCGCCTTGCTGAGGTCGCTCAGTAACGGTGGTGCTGGACTGAATGTCGATGTCATAGACGTTGTGAGCAGCATCACCAGTCACCAAGGATTCGGCAACACCTGGTGTGGCTTCTACTTTGGCAGCTAGGACCCGTACTCTCTTAAGTAAAGGCATTGATTATCTCCTGTTCAATAGGTTGGTTTCATCAGTTCGATAGTAGACGTCCAAAGACATCTGGTAAGCTGCCATCTGGAGCTCTGTGATTTCTCGTTCCAGGGAAGTCCACTCAGCATTGAGAGCATTCCCGTTCATCGTCCACCAATCAGCTTCTCCACAAATGGCATTGTAGACTCCGGCTGTCAGTGTGCTCAGATCCTCATCCACTGAAGTATGGGGACCGTTCTCGTCCTGCCTGACCAGGACTCTGATTTGGTAAGTTATCTTCCAGCCCGATGCAGGTGGGTTGCCCATGCAATCATGCTCAGCCGCCCGGGTAGTTGTCTCCGGGGTGATGATCACCTGTCGGTCCTTTGGGGAGTAGGTGTCCATCATATTCGGCAGGACAACGTCGACTGCTTCGTCGGCCAGCAAAGCCCTTTGATGGATAACCTCCGTGATTGTGTTCTGCAGTGTCATCTCTTCTTCTTCCTGCCCTTTCGCTTCTTCTTCTTTGTCCCCCAGCCGGTCTTCCTGAGGAATCTGATTCTCTCAGTCACTTCAGACTGGGCCCTGGACTTGGCAATCTCAACGAACAGTGGTCCCATTTTGTTCTCTTCAGCAAAAGCCTTTGGAGAGATACCAAACAACTTTTGAATGGGCTTTCGTTTTTTGGTCGTCCGTTTCCAGGCATGACCACCAAGCTTGTCGATTGTCTTGGGCTTTACTCCAAAAGCAGAGGGAACCAGCATCCTCGGTCCTCGTTTATCGATCTTGTAGGTCACACCAGCAGCTGTCTGCTTGGCATCGAAGTACTTCAAAGCCATTCGACCAGTCGTCGTCAGTGAGATGGTCGAGCTCAGGTTTCCCTTCTTAGCCCTGGTTGCTTTCTTCAGATGCTTGTTGAGATCCTTAGCCTTGACGTTCAGACCCTTTCGAATCCACTGGGACATGCCGATCGGTTTGGACGTTGCTGATCTTGTCTTCCTGGCAGCTTTGTTGATGGCTACAGCAAGTTGGGTGTCAACATTACCCTTGTTGTATTTCTTTGCTAGTTTCTGCAATCGCTTCCATTGGTCTGGATCGATCTTTACATCAATATTCATTCATCACCTGCAAAGTAAGGTAACGACTCCGGTACTGGTTTTGGTTACTTCCATGATCGAGCAACGGGAAGGCTCATCACCAACCCGTTTCTCAACCAGGATGCAATCATCACTTTTTGAAACCTCTTGGATAGGGATACCGGCGGCCGAATCCTTGACTGTTACAACCACTACCCTCGTGGGTATTCCTTCGGGACCGAGCTCAATGGTGTCTCGGTCTATGATAGCCTTCACTTCTCGTGGAGACCGTCCGTGTTGGATGTAGGTTACTGTCTCACCGAAAATGTATTCAAGTGAATCGAAACCTGGGTCGTAAATGTCGTCAAAGATTGGCATGGCCGGTATCCCTTCCAAGGACTCAAGACTACGTGGTGATGTTATCTAGCAGCTCAAGAGCTTCTGGGTAGATGATCTTCTCATCTACTTGGTGACGCACTCGGACGATGTCCGAACGAGTTTGCTCTTCGCGGTAGCTTTCAACCGTCCCACCAACAGCAGAACCGTCAGCAGCCCAGTGGAAGGTGCGGCCCAAACCGGTTTCGCGAATATCGTTGCCGGTGTTCAACTTGGCAACAGCAGCGTACTCATTGCTCCAAACTTGAGCAGGAGAAGCAGTTTGTCCTTCAGCGGCCGTGTTGTAGACGGAGCCTGCAACCAAGACTTGGCGAAGATCAAAGACACGAGCCAACATTTCAGGACCGATGTCAGATGCCTTCGAAGGATTACCAGCACCAGCCGAATTGATTCGGTCGATGATTTGCTGGCAGTTGCGAAGGTTGCGGAAGACAGTCCAAGAGATGATCAAGGAGTCAGCTTTCAAGCCGGTGTTGTTGAACATGTTCATAACACGAGCTTCAACATCGTCGATCGGAGTCGCATTGGCAGAGTCGTCCCACTCATTGGTAACCGTGGTTGGCGTCCAAGTGCTGGTGTTGAAAACAGCATCAGCGATTCGCTTCTCAGCAGCTCCTAGGACAGCATCGTAAGCACGCATGGCGCTAACTTGCTCTGCCTGGAAGTACTCAGCGTACATACGAGCTTCGTTGTCATCAACTGGCTCTTCAGCACCGTGCTCAACGCAGGCGAAGCTATCGGTCGTGAACGTCCAGTTGGAACGAGCATAGCCGGCTCCAGGTGCACGCAATGTGTCACGCTGCTGCAGTAATTGCTCCAGCGGGATCTTGCCGAAAACGCCAGAAGCGCTTTGGACATCCATGACTGGAAGAACTTTGTGACCAATGTAACCTTGTTGGTTCATGGCCAAGTCGAACTCCATGAACGAACCGGCTAGGTCCGGACGAAGAGTTGTTAAGGATGATTGTGGTGAAGGCATTTTATGCCCTCCTTTCTATACTAGGTTAGTTAGCGGCACCAAGACCGGCGCATGGGAGAACTTCAATCACATCGCCATCAGCCGTTGCGGCTTCCATAGCGATTCCGATGGGGTAACTGGTGGCGGCAGCGGTGTCTTGCACCTTGCCGGCAGCCTCAGAGTAAACGACTGCGCCAGCTGCCAAAGCCTCAACAGCAACCATTTTCATGGTCCCGCCTTTGGCATAAAGAGCAACTGCGATGTTTTCACCGGCAACAGCGGCCTTGCATGCAACTCCGATGCAGCGATCGGCGAGACCGGCTTGGGTCACTTTGCCATCGGAGTCAAGCTTAACGCGCTCGTAAATTCCGATGGTTCCGTCTGCCTCAAAAGACTTGTAGCCTACGTCAAAAAACTGTGACATGATATGTCCTTTCAAAAAAGTTAGTTGTTCGCTTCGTCAATCATTTCTTGACGGAGCTGGGGATTTTCTTTAGCAACTCGGGCAACGGCTTTGAAGTGCTCAAAGCCCTTTGCGGTTAATTCCTCGATCTTGCTATTCCAGATGGAGCGAGCGGTCACGACTTCGCGACTACGGGTAGTAGCGACTGGCTGGGCGCCGGCAAGGTTGGAAAGATTTGCTTCAATCGTTTGACCGTCCTCGTCGGCTTTGGCTTCGCCTTCTTCTTCTTCCTCTTCTTCTTCGGCCTTAGCTTCGTCTTTTTCTTCCTCAGCTTTGGCTTCGTCCTTATCGTCTTCTTTTTCGAAGGCTTCAGGCTTTTCTTCGTCCATGTCTTCCTTGGCTTCGACGTCTTTCTCGTCTTCTTCCATGGCGTCCATGTCATCTTCTTTTTCTTCAGCCTTTGCTTCGTCTTCTTCTTCGTCCTTTTCGAACTCAGCTTTCAACAAAGCAATGTAAGCAGCTTGAGCTTCCACCAAAGTCGACTCGGCTTTAAGCTGAGCCACGATGAAGTCGGCAGGTGCGCCAAGAGCTTCGAGTTGGTCAATTGAGACCTTTTCCATAACTTTCTCCTTAGAGATATTAATGATACGAGCCGGAGCAGCCAATGCCATCAGCTCTTCAGTATAAGAAGCCAGCAATGGCGCCGATGCTTCTTGGATTGTAGTGGCCAGACCAGCTTCGTAAGCTTCTGTGGAATCGTACCAGATGTCGCCACCTGCATCCCATAAAGTCTGGACCATGTTCTCGTCAATACCCATCGCTTTTGCGTAGGCTTTTCTGATTGATTTGTTTGCAGCATTCAACATGCCAATGGCTTGCTCCGCCGACTGAACAGTCATCGAAGACATGTCAACTCGTGCTTCGTGCGTCATCAGCAGGGCATTATCCATCATGATGCGCGTATCGCCCGCCAGAAAGATATAGCTGGCGATCGAGTACGCTCGAGCAAGAACGACTGTCGTGACTTGACCTGAGTAGGCTTGGAGCATGTTGTGAATCAGAACTCCCTCGGATAGGACGCCGCCAGGACTGTCGATAGCAATCACTACCGGCCGCCCGTCAGCTCCTTCCAGGAAAGACTTCACCTGCTCGGCATAGACCTCCTGGCCAATGACTCCGACTAGTTCCAATCTGGGATCAGACATTCTCACCATCCTTTTCTTTGTTCATGGTATCGTTGCTGAAATGTGAATTGGCGTCAATGATTTCCAGGCTTGCATTTGTACCGTCTGGAGTAGCCATGTTGACCAGCTCCCTCCAGTGGACTGGCTGATCGTCCTGGAATTCTTTGTTGATCGATTCAGCTGCTTTCTTAGCGGCTCTGATTGCAAAAACGTTGTCTGCAATCGTCTCCTCTGCGACCGTCTCCCACTTGCGACCGTTCTTGGCTTGAACTCGCCTGGGCGATAACAATCCGTTTCGAACCTGGATCAGATCCCCGTTGGCATCTTTAACTGGCTCAATGTATGGCCATGCCTGAGGATGCCATTCATGTGCGCATGGGTTCTTGAGCTTTTCAAGTGCCCGCCCGAGGGCCGGATCTTGGTTTGCAAAGTGATCCAGCTTCAGTTTGTATGCCGGTGTGTGCAGCCTTCTGATCATCGCTCGCTGATTCAGCTTGAAACCTTTCCTGGCTTCGTCGACAGCGCCTCTCCAACCGCTGAAGTTGGTCTCGGAACCGTCCATCAGTACCAAGCATAGAGGCAACCCAAAGTTGACTCCCATGAGTTGCATCAGCAGCTTGACCTGAGTAAAGTATTCTGCATTAGGGATGTTACTGGTGAAGGCTGAGATGTCTTCCCCAGGAGCACCAGTCAATTCGATGCCAGCTTGGATGCCTTCCTCGTTGACAATCTGACCGGTCTGTGAAACCGATGTCGAGCTTTCCCCATATGATACGTTTGTTGGCATTGCGCCGCCAGCAAACTGTGACCTCTGCCTTAGTAGTACGAAGGCTGAGGCAAGTTGCTGTTGAACCATCTTCGCGAAGTTGATGTCTTCGAACATGGCAGACATCTTCATGATCGGTGCCATGGCCGTCACACCCCGCGTCTGCGTGACCCGTTTGGGATCATAGATATGAAAGGCTTGCTTCAGCCCGCTAGCCGTGTAAGCTGCTACGCGAGTCTCTGAAGCACCAAAAGCTCCCCTCATAACCGTTCGATGCGGGTCGATGAAATCAGTCGAGAGCCAGTAGCCATGTCGCTTTCGGACCGAATCCAGTTCAATCCCCAGGACAACCTCCCTCGAGTCGTCTAATTGGCTTGGGTACTGGGAATTGGTCCCCAGCAGGTGCGCCTCGTGGAATTGGAAGTGGCCGGTGTCCAGTCCAACAATCAAACAGTCCCCATCTCTTTTAACTGCTCGGCTGGCCTCCAGTTCGAAGTCGTTGAAAGTCTTCTCGCCAGCAACGTCACAGAGCTCAGGATCATTTGCCCAGGCTTCCCAATATTCGGCAATGGCTTTGTTGACAGCATCGTCGTCAGTCTTAGGCTCCAGGGTAAAGCCTTCCTGGATCTCGTTGACCGTTGCCCGTTCAATCAGCTGTCCGATCAAAGCGTCGTTCCTGGCCATGTCCCTGGCAAGCTCGATCGAATCGTAATACTTCTGCTCGATCCTGGTGTGATAGTCAGCACCAGACCCGCCAGATGGCAGACCCTTGCGACGACGAATATATCGGCTTGGTACCGTCATATCGTAGTCGGCTTTGAGTTCCCCAAAAGTTTCTTGGAGTTGTTTATTGTTAATATCCACGGAAGTTCTCTCCACCCAGGTAACGGACACCGCCAGAATTCAAAGCAATGAAAGCCTCGGCAGTCTTCAACATGTTCTCAACCTGCTGAACATTCAAAGTGACTGCTCTGCCCTCTCCAGAAGTATTCAACGGACGAAGAACAAGCCAGCGTCGAGCTGCCGGTGCAAACAGCTTAGCTTTGCTTAGGCTGTTCGTCTCCTGGAAATCGATGTTGTCCAGTAAGGTCTGTGTGATCTCAGCAATGTCCCAGTCCGTTCCACCACTCATTTGATTTGCTCCATATAGTAGATGATTGCATCCGCCCGGTTGCTAACCTTGCGACCATTCGAGAGTTCCTCACCGACGTAAGTGTCAAGCAATCTCTGGGCAGCTATGGCAGCCAGCCCGGTCAATTGCATGCTTACGTTCCTGGGGATGTATCCGCCATGATCGTTGAAAGGTTTGATGTTGCAGCATTCTCGACTGCAGCTAGCCGATGTGGCAGGCTTCTTCTTGGCCATTTATCTGTCTCCGATTAAGTAAATTCCTTGCATGTTCGCAGCTGCCGAGGCATAAACAACACTGTCCAGCCAGTGGTTGTTCTTTCTGACAACATGCCAATATCGTTTCATCCCTTTGCCGGGAGTGAATTCTTCTCGCCATTCCTCAGCCGTTATGTGATAGCTGTAGGAGTGGTGTTGCCGAGGATCATCCGATGCAAACAGGCTCAAGGAACCAGGCACCAGCATTTTCCCATCGTCGTATGTTCTCGTCTTGAATCGCTGGTGAACCCAGTGCTTCCAGTGATCAACGTTGACGTTGTACAAGACCAAGCCATTGGATTGGATACTGGCGTTCCAGTTATCCCCACACATCTTCCTGTTCTTTACATCGACCTGCTTGTCGAAAGCAATCTGCCGACCGGACCAACCTTTGACAGCATAGAACGGAAAGCCGAACTCCCTTACCACCGAATAGACTGACTGGGTAAAGTCGCCGGAGTCAATCATCACGGCGTCGGGCATCACGGGCATGGCCATGATGATCTCTTCCCGAAACCTTCTCAGCATCGTTTGGATTGCATGGTCAATGGTTTCATCGTCCGAGCTGACTCCAAGACCGATCGTTTCAGCCACCCCGTAGTCGAAGATCCTGCCGGTGCAGATGTCAGCGTCCCAGGCAACAGCCGTCCAGTGGCTGGCATACTTTCCGATGTCAATGCCGACCGTGATCTTGTCATAGGACTGCGGGACAACTCCGATGGTGTCGAAGTGAACCCTCTTCTGAACAATCCTTGGGGTTAACCCGAGACTCTCGATGTTGTCGTCTGGGATGGGGTCGTTTTGACACTCTGCCATAAACGCCTCAAGTCCACGGTCCGATATGAAGTTATAAGCGGACTGGATTGTCGAGTATTCTGTTTCTTTGTTGTACCGATGGTGGTTGGTGACCTTCGCACCCGCATCCATGGCTGCTCTGTTATCGATGTAGTACTGAGCTGCTGTTGATCCGGTTTCGTCCCCGGCTTGTTGGTCAAGGTGTCGCAGCCTGATGTATTCATCCCAGTGTTCCTTCTCTGTCGGAAACTCCTTGAACACCCCAAAGCGCTTCCCATTAAATGTTGGGTACTGTTTTGGATCAGTCACCCTTGCGGTTAGGCAAGTCTCATTCTGAATGGTTCCAATCAAAACAATCGAAATCTTTTTGTCGGGTCCGCCTAGACCTGCAATAGCTCGTGTCAGGAGCTTCATTCGTGAATTGATTTGGGTGTCTGAGATTGCGGATTGTTCGGTCTCAGGATCATCGACCAATACGAAGTCTGGTCGTTGTCCTCGAATCCGGACTCCACGAATCGCTGATTCCATTCCAAAATATCTGAGACACACTCCACCATATGGGCTGCCCTCAATGTCGGGCATGATCAGGTGTTTGGTATCCCATTTGATTCTTGTTGGCTTGCCTCTGTAATGTTGCTTGGCAGCCTTGCCGGGCGAACCCTCGAGTGCCCTCACGGGCGCGCATATCTGTGGGTATACTTCAAGCAGTTTGTCGTTAGTCTCGAAGTGGTATCGAACTTCGTTATAGATCGCAGCAGCCATTTCCAGGGAAGCGGCGACGATCACCGGGAACTTGGTTATCCTGGCACAAATCAAGTAAGTCATCACCCCGATAACCACCTCTGATTTTCCTTCACCACGAGGAGCAGCAACTGCCTGGTCGCCACCCGATTTCGCTCTTGCCACTATCTCTTCCACCAAAGTATGGTGAACATCCGACCAAGGTAAGTAGTATCTTTCAGGGAAGAAGTATTTCAGCCACCATTCAGGGTTGGCTTCCAACTCCTTGATCGTTACAGTCTTGGCCCTCTTCCGACCCATGAATCCCTTCTCTAGCCGAACCTTTTTGATGGGCTCAGGAACATGGATCTCCGACTCAGCATGACGCCGGCTGGCCATTGCTATTCGAGATTGCTCTCGAGCTGTTGTCTTCGTTGGCAGCAGTTCGTTCAAACTCTTGAGTTGTTTCTCGAGCTTCCTTCGAGCTGCTTCTGCCTGTTTAAGTTGATTCTTGTCCATCGGTTATCCCAGCATGTTGCTTGATGATCAGAGCAGCAATCTTGTTGATCGTCTTCGCCGGTAGGACCATCTGAATGAGGTCTCCCTGGACGTTCATCTGTGGGAGATTGCCAACCATCAGTTGCCATGTGGTATTGTCTGTGACGTAGATCTTTTCGCCCTCCTCCTGAGGTTTCTCTTCTTCAAGACCGTTGTCAGCCTTATCCCTCATGTCGGTGAGCATTTCTGCTATTGCCTGTGAGCCCGTGTTGATCTCATGAAGCAGCTCTTCCAAGATGTCTCCGTTGACCTTTGCCAGGGTACAGGACTGATCTAGGACACTGAGAGCAAGTCTCTCTTCGTGCTCTGTTAGATCGACCCATTCAACATCGATCTCAAACTTTGGATTGTTCTCTTCAATGGCTAGGGCTTGCCAGAGTCTCTCATGGCCGTCAACTACATAGCCCGTCCGTTTGTTGACAGTAATGGACCGGATGAATCCGATCTCTTCAATGCTGTCTGCTACCACCTGCCTTTGGAACTCAGGATGTTCTCTGAAGTTCAGTGGGTTTCCTACTAGGGTTGAAGGACTCTCTTTCGAATGTCCAACGATCTTTGATGTCCAGCTCATTTGTTGTCTCGGTTCGGACTTGACCTGAGGGAAGATCTTTCGATCCCCTCAAGCCAGAAGTCCTGTTGCAGATTTAGGAATCCTTCTTTTTCGGATTCTCTTCTTTCTTTCCAAAAGCCTTTTCCCAATTCTTTCGAATCTGCTCTTGGCTTACTTGGGACGGGCGTCTTCGATCGCCCTTACCGTTCATCGGTCTTACCGCCAACGATAGCCTCTTTGGTCAAGAACCGAAGAGCAACATTCATGATCGGGATGACAATGCCGGTCAGGTAGACGGCCACGTGTGGTGGCATGAATGCAACACCCGTCAAGTAGGTTGCTCCTGAGATTGCTGCTGTCAGACCGTTAACCCAAACTGTTTTTGATTTCCACCAAGGTTTCATTTTGTGCACCATTTCAAAAGCTGTTCTGTGGAGAGTGAACCCAACCTTCTTGACTCCACATTTCCATTGGTCATTATCAACAAAGTGGGATAGGCACTCGGATGATATTTCTTCTTCATGTTCGTGTACTTGCTGCAGTCCACATACAGGACTTCGTCGATTCCAGCTTCGCCAAGAGCTGAGAGATTTCTCTTGACATTCGCCTTCAGAGATTGGCATGGGACACACCAGTCGGCAGAGAGCAAGATCAGTCGACGTTTACCATCATTCTTGATCGAGCCGCCCTTGTATTCTTCGAACGCGCTGGCACCAGCCCCAGTGCGAACCACACAAGTCTCAAATCCCCAAAGCACCAGTGGACCTGTGAGCACCAAAGTGAAAGCAATAGAAAGGACCACCGATGCAAGGGGATGTTTATTCATTATCTTACCTGTTCAATAGGGATTGTAGTTCGCTGGACTTCGCCATACTTTTTGTCGTAGACGATGCTCACCATATTCTGCGGAGCGCAATATAGGTTGTCAGCGTGATAGGCATCCTTGCCTGTGATTGTCGAGAAGGTTTCAAACCGAATATTCGACTTGGTCTTTACCGTCTCGTGATGAATGTGGCCGGCAAGGCAGTAAGTTCGGACCGCATTGCCATGAAGCTTTCTCGCTTCCTTCTGACCAGTAATGTATTCGTGGGCTCGACTCATTCGCTCCCCATGATAGAAGAACAAAGCGGTGTCGCCGTAGCTGTAGGGAATCATCTTGGAGGCGTTGTCTAAGATGCTGACTCTCGGGCAATCCCGATAGTAGGCTTGCATCACAAGGTTGAGCCACATGGCTGCGTCGGGATCATGGTTCCCTCGGACGTTAACCATCGTGATCTTCTCATGCTTGGTGCCAACCATCTCGGTGACTCGCCTCAGCAAGTCAATCCCCTCTCGAGCCACGTGTGTGAATCGAGAATCCACGTCCAATTGATTCTTCCCTTGAGGAGTCGAAGCCTCTCTGGAATTGGCATGGAAGAAGTCTCCAAGATTCAAGACCATTGCTTCCTTAGTTGGCTGAGCAGCGTCGACCAATTCATCGACCGACCCTAGGACATCAAGCTTAGAAATCTCGGTGTCGTGATTCTCGCCTGATTCCTCAGCCCAAGCATACATTCCAAAGTGAATATCTGCCAAGACATAGACGGTCATTCTGTCCTTCAGAGCCGAATTCTTGAACTTCTGGTTCAGTTTCCCCTCATATGCAGGGATTGAACTGGCCAGATTCGCTCTCAGGAGCTCCAGATTGGCCCCAGAATCACTCTGATCTTCCCTCTGATAAGTTTGCCACCTCAGATTTCCGGACTCGTCTCGGCTCATCTGGGAGCTTCTAACCAGTTTGAAGCCTTCCATGTCCTCAAATACCCCCTGCTGGCTCGAATCAGCTTGAGAATCAGACGCCCGGACCATCTCATCGAACATCTCGTAGAAACCTTCGCCAACTTTGCTTGGAAGACCTGCTTTTCTAGCCTTCTTTTTGACATTCATGATCCGGTCATTGATTGCACCCTTGTTGATGCCAATAACGGATGCAGCTGCCAGCTTGGAAAAGCCAGTTTCTACCATTGCTTGAACGGCTTCTTTCTGGCCTGGCGATAGCGATTCGAATAATTCAGATGGTGTCATCTTGTCTCCTGGTTGGTGTCTCTAATCTAAAGCTTTCATCGGCTATTATACCACGAAAGCTTAGCCATCCCGCGGCTCTAAGAAGAATGAATCTCGCCGATCCATTCGACCAGTAACGGGTTGGCAGCATAGACTTGATTCAAGCCTGATGCTAGGATTGAGATACACCTTTCCTCATCGGCTTTTCCAGGCATGGCCGAGAACCACCAGATAACGTGCATGATTTCGTGAACCAAGACATCAACCGCCAGCTCTGGGGAAACATCTTTCGAGACAGTGATCTTCTGCTTCTTAAAATCGCATAGCCCCATTTCCTTGATGTCAGCGAACCACTCGACCTTCCATTTCGAGCCTGAGATTCTGAGTTCGTCAGGGCGGGCTTGGCCGTAGTAGTTAACCATCAGGTTGCACTCCTTACCTCGTATTGCTGTTCCATTAGGACTTTCCTGATTGTTCCGTCGGATTCAGTGACGTCCACCTGCAGCTGGTAAATGCCGGTCGACAGCGCCGCTGTGTCGGTATCAGAGAAAACAACTTCGACGATACCAGCCGCCCAGTTAGCACTGCCGCTATCTGCCTGGGCTACAGTGTTTCCGTTGATAGTTGAAGCAGTTTTCCTGTCGACCAGGAAGGCGCTAACTGAACCGCCTGACGCGCCGGTATAAGCCAGTCCGCGCGCGGTTTGGAGTTGCACTAGAGTGGAATAATCCATGCCCTTGGTGATAATGGTCCTATCGCAATTCATCTTGTTTGTTTCCTATTCAATAATGGTTCCGAGGACTGTTGCGTCATCAGGCACAACGCCGATGATAGGCCCGTCTACGTAGCTAGTCGAGCCGCTGCCCCCTCCACCCTGTGCCGCTGATATGACCTCGTGATAGTAGATCGTTTTCCACTCAGCACCAGCAGCATCAATGAAGGCCACGGTGAAATGCTCGCTGCCCACTTCTGCGGACGTTAAGTTAACCTCGACAATCCCGCTCCCTGCTGGAGTTACCGCTGGCAATGTTGCGAGGTTGGCTAACGCACCGCCATCTGTGGAGACCTTGACGTCACCAGTTGCCAATGTTGGGTTGGCCAATATTTCGCCGTTCGTCTGGCTTAGCAGGCTGATAGTGAAGGCAAACGCTTCGCCTGCAATTGGTTTGTTTGCCATTGTTTAGACTTCCTCTTCTTGAACTTCCCACTCAGGCTTAAGGGATACCAGCCGACCGTTTTCATCCATGTTGTATGGAATGGTGAGGTAACGAGACGGGAAGTAATCGGTGCCAACAGCATCTGGGTGCGATGCCTGAACAAACGCAACAAATGCGGTGCCGTCGTTCATCAGGTCAACCATGATTGCAGGGTCTACATCAAGCATTGACTGAACATCTTCCATAGACAAAGCCCGCTCGCCGTGAGTCCGTGGGGTTTGCCAGAATTTCTCGTAACCGTTCATGTATGTTCGGAGCAGTTTTTCAGCGGTTGCCGAGGACTCCTTCAAACGCACGTTGAATGCCTTGGCAGCGTCGAAGCCCTCTGGCTTTGGCTTGTGCGGGTAATAGCTCATTTTTATCAGTCCTTAATTGTCTATCGGTTGTTTTTTAGTCGTCGTAAATTGTCAATGCGAAGCGACCAGCCACTGACGTATTCGCCGTGTTGGTGGATGCGGTCATGTAAATGACAGAGTCCGCCCCGATTACCAGAGGTACTTCTGGTACGATCTGGATCTCTGTCGATACCGATGTATCCATATTCAACCTGTAAACCTCGTACGTCCCATTAGAAATGGCTGAATAAACCCAGACCTTAAACGTCAACAAGGCTCCCGATCCGCTCACCTTAGAGCCAGACAACAGTAGGGACTGAATGAGCGTTGTACTGGCTGATGGTGTGTGGAATATACACTGCTGTGTTGTCCCTTCCCCCGCTGGCAATGTCGCTAAGGTTGCCCCACCCGTTGTTGCGGTTACTGTTATCTTCCCGTCATTAGACTTAACGGAGCCAGCGAGACCGACAGCAACACGATTGATGCCAAGCCACGTCGAAGTTGTGGTGACTGTTGTGGTTCCGTTCATGTTCACAACTTCGGTCACTAGATCACGGTTAGCATCAATGCCGTAGACTACAACATTGTTCGCCCCCGTGCCGCTGCTGTTTGTGTCGTTTGTGCTGGTTGAAACAATCTGGATTGTTGATGCTGTGGTCGGTGGCGTGTAAGTGCCGCCAAACTCTGCAATAATTTCCTCGGCACCGTCAACGTCAGCGTTGTATCCGAATTTAGTCCAAGACTGGACGCCTGCAACGTCGCCCAGTGCGACCTTATCAGCGAAATCTGTTATCCCAATATATGACATTATATTTCCTTAGATAATGAACCAATTGCTTCCGTCGCTGACAACGGTAATTGAATCGTATTGTGTTGAGATGACTGCTTGAACCGCCCCGTCAATTAACTCTGGACCCGGATCATCAGGTTCAATCGAAACTGTGTTTGCGGTTGAGTCGATCTTTTTGATATGGAACTGCAAGCCAGAAACGGGAGCGGGCAGAGCCAATGTAATCGCATTGGATGAGCAATCGCATAAGCAGACGTTGTTCTCAGCGTCGAGCGTGTCTGATGCGGCTGTGAAAGTTTCAACGTTAGTTGCAAAACCATCCGTGTATGTGGTTGCCCATCTGCGTGTGTCCTGCCCGCTATTGATACCGCCAGTATTATGCGGACGGATACCATTGCCATAAATTGTTACGTCACTAGAGTCTATGTTAATCATAAGGCTAGATCCGTCATACAGCCTGACGGCAGCCCCGTAGATTTGGGTTAATGTGCCAGTGCTGCCCATGTACAAACCACGCAACGTCCCAGTGCCAGCAGCAGTCGGTTCGATCTTCGCCACATTCGCATCCCACTTGACCTCTAACCGCTCATAGTTGCTTGCGTCCGTGTAGGTGTTGTAGATATTGAACGCTTGGGCGGTTGTCGAATTGCGAAGTGCTAACTCGTTATCAGCATCAGCCGTCAAAACAGCATCTACGCCGTTGCCAATGGTGATAGTGTCGGTGTAGGTGTTTTTGAATCTGAGTGCAGAGGAGCCTATGTCTAACGAACTGTCGGAGCCTGCTGCAATTTTACGGCTTACTTCAAAAGCTGCCGCATCAACCTTGAAAACCTCGGCGGAGCCAGCAAATCCCCGCCAGCTAGTTCCAGTTAAGAATCGTACGTAGTTACCATCACCTGCATTGCCGACCCTTAGCTCCCTGCTTGTCCCAGTACC